GATGGCGCCTGCCGACGAGGAGCAGGAGGCATGAGCCGGGTGGTCATCCACTTGGCGAATGGCTCGCGCGTGCGCTTCCTCGATTCACCGGGGGAGCGGCTGCGCGGCCTCATGCAGGCCACGGGGCGCACGAGCCACCGCGACATGCTGGACGCGCAGATGGAGCCCTACATGCACGGCACGAAGGAGGCGGCAACGCCTCTCTACGCAGCCTACCCCCTCACCCAGGTCAGCCATGACGCCCTGGCCGGGTGGTGCGCCATGTGGGGGCTGCCCCTCGTCATGGACCCCCACGTGACGGTGGCCTACACGCGAAAGCCCATCATGGCCAGCCGCGTGCCCAAGACGAGCGCAGGCATGGTGGTTCCACCTGGCGGCCGCAGCATCGAGCGCTTCGGCGATTCCATCGTGCTCTGCCTGGACTGCGACGAGCTGCAAGCCAGGCATGCCGACTACGTCAAGGCTGGGGCGAGCTGGGACTACCCGAGCTATCGCCCCCACATCACGTTGGCGCATGCCGATGTCATGGGGCCGACGTCCGAGGATCTCATCCCGCCCTACGACGAGCCCATCACACTCGACGCTGAAACGAGAAGCCCAATCCTCTCGCAAAGCGACCTAGCTACTTGAAGGAGCAGCCCGTGAAGCAGATACATATTCACCTGCATCGACACGCCACGCAGGACACGAACTGGGAGGAGAGCAAGCATCCTCGCGCCTCCAATGGCAAGTTCGGCAAGGGAGGCGGTAAAGCCGACGCGAAGGCGACCGCCAAAGCCTTCGCAGAGCTGAAGAGCCACCCCAACTACAGCGAGGCCGACTTCACCTACCTCAAGGACAAGGGCTACTCGCCCGATGAGATCCGCGCCATCTGGGATCGCGACCGCAAGGCAGGCCACGGCCCGCAGCTCGGCAACAAGAACAGCGCTGAGAACAAGCACCACATGCAGCAGATCGGCAAGGCCATGGGCCTGGGCCGCAAGTAAACCACTTACCAAGGAGTGCCCATGGCTGCAAAGCTATCAGTCCGCGCAGCCGTGCGCGATGCCAAGCGCGAGGACACGGCGGCCCGCAAGACGCTGACGGCCGTGGGGGGCTACAAGACCCCGGATCACGGCAAGAAGCTCGTCACGGCGGCCACGATGGACAACTTCGTGAACTTCGCCCACAAGCTGGGCGTGGGCGCCGATAACGCGCTCACCAGCGGCACGTATGGCTTCAACCCCATCACGCGCAACCGCCTGCTGCTCGAGTGGATCCACCGCGGATCCTGGCTGGGTGGCGTGGCCGTCGACATCATCGCCGACGACATGACGCGCGCCGGCGTGGACTTCACCACGGAGATGGACCCCAGCGACCAGGAAGACCTGGAGCACGAGATCACCAACCTCGGCATCTGGGACAGCCTGAATGAAGGCATCCAGTGGGGGCGCCTCTACGGCGGCTCCATCGTCGTGGCGCTGATCGACGGCCAGGATCCCAAGACGCCGCTGCGCCTGGAGACCGTGGGCCCCGACCAGTTTAAGGGCCTCACCGTCCTCGACCGCTGGATGATCGAGCCCAGCCTGGAGGATCTCGTCACGGACTACGGGCCGCACCTGGGCCTGCCGAAGTACTACAAGGTGCAGGCCAACGCCCCTGCCCTCCGCGGCCAGGTCGTGCATCACAGCCGCGTGGTGCTGCGGCATGTCGGCATCAAGCTGCCTTACCAGCAGGCCATGACGGAGAACCTCTGGGGCATCTCCGTGCTTGAGCGGCTCTACGACCGCATGATTGCCTTCGACTCGGCAAGCACGGGCGCCGCGCAGCTCGTCTTCAAGAGCCACCTGCGCACGCTCAAGATCCCCGGCTTGCGCGAGATCGTGGCGGCAGGCGGGCAGACCTTGAATGGCCTGCTTGCCTACACGGAGATGATGCGGCGCTTCCAGGGCATCGAAGGCATGACGCTGATCGATGGCGAGGACGAGTTCGACGTGCAGACGTCGACTGCCTTTAGTGGCGTCGACTCCGTCATCACGCAGCTCGGCCAGCAGCTCAGCGGCGCCCTGCAGATCCCCATGACCCGCCTCTTCGGGCAGGCCCCAGGCGGCATGAGCACGGATGACCAGAGCGGCATGCGGACCTACCACGACGGCATCCAGCAGAAGCAGCGCAAGGAGATGACCCAGGGCGTGACCATGGTCTACAAGCTCACGGCAGCCAGCAAGGCCATCAAGCTGCCGCCGAACTTCGCCCTGGACTTCGCAAGCCTGCAGCAGATGAGCGACGAGCAGAAAGCCACGGTGGCCGGTCAGATCACGGACTCCGTCACCAAGGCCCTCGACGCTGGCCTCGTCACGCAGCAAACCGGCATGCAGGAGCTGCGCCAGAGCAGCCGCACTACGGGCGTCTTCACGAAGATCACCAGCGAGGCCATCGAAGCCGCTGATGACGAAGTGCAGCCGCCCATCAGCGAACTCGACCAGCAGCTCATGCTCACCGAGGCCGCCGCCAGTGCGAAGACGGCGGGCGGCAATGAAGAGGAAGACACGTCACTGCCAGGAGATGAGAATGACAAGACTCGACCGAACGGGCAAGAGAAGCCAGTGGGAAGTCGCCAGAGGCGTCGAGCGCTCGTACCAGAGTAGGCTCCTCACCGTCGCCAAGCCCATGGTGAGCGACGTCAACCGGCGCAACGAGCTGATCTGGAAGCGCGTTGGTAAGCAGATGGGGCGCGAGATCCGCAACGAGATTGCCACGAGCCCGCAGGGCATCGTCTACCGCGATCTCATGGCGGAGAACGTCGACCTCATCAAGAGCATCCCGCTCAAGGCTGGGGAGCGCGTGCAGAAGCTCACGACAGAGGCCTTGTCCACGGGCCGCCGCGCCGAGAGCATTGCCCGCGAGATCCAGAACACGACGCGCGTATCGAAGAGCCGAGCCAGGCTCATCGCTCGCACGGAGGTGGCTCGCACTTCTGCCCTCTTCACGCAGGCCCGCGCCATGCAGGTCGGCAGCGAGGGCTACATCTGGCGCACGAGTGAGGACTCCGACGTGCGCGAAACCCACAAGGCCCAAAACGGCAAGTACATCCGCTGGGATAAGCCGCCAAAGACCGACAAGGATCTCGACCCCTACCACGCGGGCTGCGGGCCGAACTGCCGCTGCTACCCGGAGCCCGTCTTCCCAGAACTCTAGAAAGGAATCGCAATGGCAACGTTCAATGCAAGCCTCTATCAGGGCTCCAATGCACCAGCTCAGGGGGCACAGCCAGTCGTCAACGACACGCCCTTCGGCTTCCAGGCACGGGCCCTCTACGTGGGCGTCGGTGGCAACATCGCCGTGACCATGGCCGATGGTTCCACCGCCGTCTTCTCCAACGTTCCAGGGGGCTCCGTCCTGCCGATCCGCTGCACGCTCGTTGCGGCATCCGGCACGACGGCGACGAACCTGATCGCCCTCTACTGAGATGATTGGTCTCGGCCTCAACATCTGGCGCAACCAAGCCGGATCTCGCTTGGGCCCCGAGCTGGTTGTCAACGGAGACTTCAGCAATGGCGCCACGGGCTGGACGCTGGGCACCAACTGGGCAGTGAGTGCGGGGCTCCTAGTCGCTACCGCTGCAGCCCAGGACTCTTTTACGAAGACAACCGCGGGCGTGGTGATCGCCGGCAAGTCCTACCAGATCAAGATCGACGCCCCTGCCTACACGTCGGGTGGATGGAAGGTCTTGCTGGAGGGCGGCGCCAACGTCTTCGGCGACAAGACGGGCAGCGGCTCCTTCACTGCCATCGTGCCGGTCACGGTCACCGGCAGTCTCTATATCTGGGCCAACGCCTTGCTGACGGCGGCCTTCGACAACGTCTCCGTAAGAGAAGTTCTTCCACCCACTTGAAAGAAACCAATGGCAACTACTCCCCGTCCCCAGACCCATCCGCTGACCCGCGACTTGCTCGCCATGGGTGTCGTGCGGCTCTCCGCCGATGGCACCACACTCCTGGCCCCCGATGGCACGGCTCTCGCCGGACTCGCCGGCGTGGCCCCGGCTGCAACGTCTACTGTGGCGGGCGTCGTCAAGCAAGGCGCCACCGTCGCCAATGCCACCGATGCCGCCACGGCCATCACCCAGCTCAACGCCCTCATCGCCAGCCTTCGGGCCGCTGGCTCCATCGCTTAACCAAGGAGGCTCTCATGCAATCGCATCGAACTGCCGACCGCGGGCCTCCCGGCCAAGGTCAAGGGCAGGTCATGGCCGTGCACACGGTCCACCAGATCGGTCCCAATCGCCAGCTCTTGCCGAATGGCAATCTGCTGTGCACCGCCGTGCCCATTGCACGGAGTGGCTGGCTACTTTACGGGCCTT